GGTCGCGGATCGCGGCGTCAGGCCGGCGGCCACGGTCGTCGAGTCAGTGCCCCAGACGATGCGTGAGACCTGATCGTTGGTGGCGGCGCTGGCGGCGCTCGAGGCGGCCGACGCCGCGCTGCTGCCAGCGCCGAACCCGCGCGCGCTGCCGCCGAGGGCCTGCGCGGCGATGAGCATGGCGCCGGCGATCGCGACCGCGGCCCACGGATTCATCGAAGCCATGGCGGTCTGAAACTTCGCGAACAGCGACGCGAGCCCCATGGCCTTGACGGCGAGATCGGCAAAGAGCGTGGCGAGGTTCCGGGTGATCATCTGACCAAGCGCGCGGAACGCGTTGCTGATGCCGCCGCCGCTGAACAGGACCTCGAACGCCGAGTGCAGCCCATCGTTGAGACTCTGCCCGATGGTGTCCGCGATGGTCTGCCCCACGGTCGCGAACTGTTTCTTGATCGCGTCGATGTTATCGGTGACCCAGTAGCCGATCTTTTTGAAAGTGCTATCCAGCTCCTTGTTGAGCTGTTCATCCGATGGGAGCAGTGCGCTCAGCACCGGCGTCGACGAGGCCGATTGCCATTCTTGATTGGATCCGGGATTGGCAAGGCCGGCGAACATCTTAGCCCGTAGCGTTGGATCGTTCAGCGCCTGACCGATGGCGTCAGACGCCGACGGTCCGCTCCCGAAGATCTTTTCCATCCTGCGTTTCCAATCGAGCGCGCTACGTCCCTTCGAGGCTTCAAGATCAAGTGCGTCCTGCCGCGCGAAATCTGTCTCTTCCTTCTTTGCCTTGCTGCTGGCCGTGATGGTGATCGGACTCCGCGGGCCGCGCGGGGCGTCGAGCGGCATTTGCATCAGCGTGATCGTCTGCCGGTACTGCTCGAGCAGCTGCTGCACGGTGACCTGTTGGCCATCGAGCGGCGACGTGACCTTCTGATTGTAGAAGTTCTTGAGGCGCCCGGGCGCCCCGAGATCGAACGGGTTTGTCGACTGCAGGGAGCGCTCCTGGCTGAGCAGGTCGCGCGCGCCACCCTCGAACTTCCCCGTCGTCGTGTTGAACGTGCCGCGCCACAGCTTGCCGGCCTGACTCTGGATCGCGGCATAGTCCGACGCCGCGGCCATGTCCTGCAGGCCCTTGATGAACTGCCGCTGCGTTTCCGCCTGCTCATCGCGCGCGCGCTTGAACATCGAGACGATGCCGAGCGTGAGCAGGGCGACGGCCGACGCGACCGGCCCTGCCGGCGAGAACATCACGGCCATCTCGCTGCCGACGACGACCAGCTTCTTGAGCGATCCGCCTGTCAGCTCGCCGGTGCGGCCGAGGTCAACCATGGTCTTGGAGATCTCGCGCCCCGCCATGTCCCAGCGATCGCGCGCACGATCGGCCGCGCTTTCAATGCCGGCGCGCGCGGCCGCGCGGGTGCGCGTCGACGCATCATCGACCGCACGCTGCACGGCACGCGTGGCGGCCTGCACTTCGGCGACGCCGGTAGCCTTATACTCGACGGCAACGGTGCGGACCGGGGCGGTCACTGGATCGGCTCCGCGTTGGTGACATCGTTCATGGCGCCCGACTCAATGAGCTTCCGCGCGCGCGCCTTGGCCTCGTTGGCCGAGACGCGTGGGCGGCCGCGCAGGCGCTCGAGGAAGCCCTGCCGCTCCCCCTCGAGCTTCTGGGGCGCATGGAAGGCGATGGCCGCGCGGTTGGCGGCCTGCAGTCCCTCGCCGTCGCGCGCGATCGCATCGAACCGCTCGAGCGTCACGAGCTGCGCGAACGCCCAGGCGGTCTCCGCGAACGGCCCACGGGCGACCGCCAGCGGCGGCCGCCCATACGCACGCGCGACGCGTGCAATCATGAAGCCGACGGGATCGCTGAGGGCTGCGCCGTCGGTCCCGTCTCCGCCGGCGCCGTGGGTCGTTCGATGTCGGCCAGCACGCGCTCGGCGGACCCGCACGCCACTTCGACGATCTGGCGGGCCTGCGTGAGCGTGAAGGCACGCACTTGCTCGATCGTCAGCTCCGGGAGACAGCGCGCGGCGACGTCCCAAATCAACTGGAACTCGCCCTGCTGCGTCTGGTTCAGGATCTGCATCCCGATGCCGTCGATCTGCCGGATGGCGACGGTGCGGCCATCCGGGAGCTGCAGCGGCGGCAGTGGTTCATCCAATGCCGCCAGCAGAATCACCTTGGACATCAGCCCTCCTTAGGGCAGTGCGGTGCGGAGTTCGATCTTGTAGGGACAGACTCCGGTGTTCGTACCGGAGGGAACGATGCGCGCCTCGATGGTGATCGCGATCTCGGCGCAATCTCCATCGTTGCCCTTCACCGAGTACTGCGCGAGCACGGAATCGGTGAACAGCACCGCGGCGTAACCGCCGCTGCCGCGCTCGTAGACGAGGCGGACATTGGAGAGGTAGTCGCCGGAGACGAGGAAGACGCCGGCAGCCTTCATCGTCGTCGTGTCGATCGGCGAAGCGCCGTCGCTCGTGCTGCCCGGCTCAAGCCACGGACGTTCCTCCGTGCCGAGCTCAAGCAACGTGCCCGTGATCTTCGAGTTGTAGCTGGCGATGCGATCGAGACCCTTGATGGGGCCGCGATAGCCATCGAACGTCACCTGCTTGTACTCCTTGCCAGGATCAAACTGAAGACCGCCGCGGCTGACGCCCATGATGTTCGAGCCGACGTAGAGGACGCCGGAATCGAGCAGGACATCAGACGGGAGGTCGGCAGAGTAGCCGGTGATCATGAGAGTGCCCTCCGTCAGGGCGTGTAGGCCGGCAGCGTTTCGCGCGCCTGCCAGGTGGTGATGACCGCCCCCGCGAGCGTGGTGTCCTCGATCGGGGTGAACAGCCGAGTCTGCTGCATGTCGACGGGCCCCTCGAGACGCACGTGGTTCAGCTCGCGCATGGCCACGAAGTTGCCTTGCGTCAGCAGCTGCAGCGTGCCGCGCACGGCGCGCAGCGTGAGCAGCGCGTCGGCGACCGCCACGGCGGTGTCGCTTTCGCTCGTGAGGTAGTGCACCGCGACGCTGATGGGCGCGTTGATGACGCCCGCCGCGTCGCGCGTGGGGCGCCCTTTGTACTGCCACTGGATCGGGCCGCCGAGGAGGACGATGAGCGCCGGCAGCTGCACGTCTTCGGGCGGGGCCTTGCTGAGTTCGAGCAGCGAGACCCAGCCGTCGCGGGTCTCGTCGTACACCTGCACGTTGGCCGGGCGTCGATCGACGACACGCGGCACTGCGTCGAGTAGCGCATTCACACCGATGGTGCCGTCGGCGAGCGCGTTGGCGATGAGGCGCACGGCTTCGAGATGCATCAGCTCGTGACCTCCACGAGAATCAGCTCGCGTCCGCCCACGTCGTCGATGCGGCCCACACGACGGACCTCATAGACGGTGCAGGCTTTGCGCTGGGCCGGCGGATTCCAGAGCGCGCGCATCGGCCCGACCTCGAGGCGAGTCCTCACCTTTACGTCGGGCAGGTCGGCCGCATCGATGCTGAGCGCCGTGACATAGACGGGCACCGCGAAGCCGTTGCCGTCGTTGTCCTGGCGTTCTTCGCGCGAGAGCAGGCCGCGCACCGCGAGGTCGCCGCAGTACACGTCGCACCCGAACGGGGAATTCAGCATCCCGCGCAGGTGCAGACCGGTGACGCCAGCGCCGGCGGTCATGGCCGGAACCTCCGCGCGCGACGCCCGGACCCGAACGATGGATCCCGTGTTGCAACAGCGGGGGTCTGTGTGGTGATGGTGCCGGCCGGTGAAGGCGCCGGCGCTGCGTCACGGCTGGTTTCCGGAGCAACAGGGCGCGCCCGGCCATCGGCCAGGAGCGCCCTGCCCACTACCGGCGTTACCAGCACCGTTTCCCCCTTGCGGGGACCAAACTGCATCACGACTCGCAGCACGCGTCAGTCAGTGATGACCGACGGCACCACGCTGTAGCGCCCGTCCACGAGCGCAATGACGGACGTGATGTTCGCGGCGTGCGAGGCGCCCGTCGCGATCGTCACGCAGTCGAAGCCGTTCGCGACATCGAGCTCGGCGCCCGTGATCTCAAAGATCACGATCTTGTCCTTCAGCGCCGCGGACGTGGTGAAGTCCTTGGCGTCGGTCTGACGCGTGAACGTCTGCGCCGCCGCATCTTCGTTGGCCCAGATCCGGCAGGTGCCGGTGAGGGCCTTCGCCCCCGTGCCGGCGACGGCCGAGGCCTGCGTCGGCGTGAGCTTGACGGTCGCGGCGTTGCCCTGCGTGATGTATGCCAGGAGGAACAGCCGCTGCACGTTCTTCTTCGAGATGTAGAGGCCCGTGCGGCCGGCCGCGTCCGCGGCCGGGTCGAGCACCCCGACCGGGAGCAGAGTTTCGGGAATCTTGATCATGGTGGTGGACCTTGGTTGGGATGGTGATCAGATCAACGCAGCCCCGACGGGCGCGGGAGACGCATCGCGCGTCTCCCGCGCTCAGCGGGATCAGGCGCGTTCGGCGAGCGTGACGAACGGCGACCGCGTGTCGCCGCCGTTCTTCGGCGTGAGCGCGGTGTGCACGCCCGGCTGACCGTCGTTGCGGAGGACGAACTTGATGATCTGTTCATCCTGCAGGAACCGGACGTGGATCGAGCTCTGCTGCCGGACGCCGCCCTTCTGGCCCCAGTGGTACATGCCCAGGTCCGCGAGGACGATGTCACCGACGTCGCCGAGCTTGGCGTTGTACTCGGTGTAGATCACCGGCGCCCCGAGCATCATCGGGTACGGCGAGCTGTTGAGCTGGCCCTGCGGCAGCCAGACGGGCACCGTGCCGATCGTCAGGGCGGGGAGCTGCGAGAGCGCCGCCTGCTGATCCACGAGCCACGCGGCACGCGACCACCGACCGCCGAACCGCGACGCCATCGCCAGGATGTTCTCCGTGACGATCGTGTCGGCCGCCTGCGCCGCCTTCTTCGCGACCGCGATGAGCGCGCCGCCGTTCATGAAGCCGAGCGGCCCCGACACGCCGAGCCCGTTCACGACGTTGTCCTCCATCACGAACGTGCCTTCCTCCTCGAAGGCGCCGGTGATGATGGCCTGCGAGAGCGGGGCGTCCTCGAGCTCCTCTTCGGAGATGTAGAACGCACCGACGAGCTTCTTCAGCAGGAGCTTGCACTCGCGGAACTTCGGCTTCGTCGCCGTCAGCGCGTCGCCTTCGTCGCCGTAGGCGAACTTGATGCCGCCGTAGCGCGAGCCGTTCGCGCGGCTCGTCTCGTCGAAGCCCTTCAGCTTGTAGCTGTTGCCGACGGTGATCGGGATGGGATTCACCCGGCGCATGATCTCGCCGCCCTCGGGTCCCATGATGCGGTCCATGAACTGACCGACCACGGGCTCGGGCATGAGGAAGCCACCGTCGGACGGCACGGACACGCCGACTCCCGTCGCCGACCTCGCCAGCAGGCGCGGATCGACGTCGCCGCGACCGGCGCGCACGATGCTGCGTAGGAAGTCCTCCGTGCCGGCGCGCCCTTCCGCCCACGGGCGATCGCCCGCGCGGTCGTGCACACCGGTGATCACCGGCGTTGGCGACCCAGCCCCCGCGGCCTGCTTCATGCGCAGAATCCTGAGGCCAGCGGCTTCGGTGGAACGCTCGCGGAGCACCTCCTCCGTCTGCTCGAGCGTGAGCTTGTTGTCGCGCGCGAGCTGCATGATGTCCGTCACGCGCGTCTGTTCCGCGGTGCGCACTTCGTCCGCGGTCGGCCCCGCCGCAGCGGGAACCGGGGCTGCCTGCGTACCCATTCCGTCCTCCTTCCCCGCGCCGCTACGGCGCGACAAGTGATCCGGGCGTTCGACCTGCACGGGGAAGGCGTCCCGGTCCGCCTCCCGTCCCACACCCACTGACACGTCCGCCGGCACCGACACCGTCGAACCCTCAAACAGCGTCCAGTTGGTGACGCGATACGTGTCGTTTTCGTCGTCAGTCTCCATCAGCTTCATCGCGTTGATGCGGTAGCCCACGCTCACGTAGGGCCGCACCCCGCTCTCCATGTCCGCGCGGATCCAGCTGGCATCCGGATGCGCGCCGAACCGCAGCAGGCCGCGGATGCACCCATCGGAGTCGACCGACACGTCCTCCAGCACGCCGACCTGGCGCTCGGTGTCGTGATCGGCGCAGAAGGCGAGCCCGCGCTCGCAATAGCTGAGATCGACTTCCTCGGCGTCGTGGCCGAGGATCTCCGTGCCCCACCAGCGCTGATACGGCGCCTCGGAGCTCAGGCAGATCGGAAGCCGGTCGTCGCCATCAGCGCGCTTGGCGAAGCGCGACGAGTCGAGCGCGACCGCCACTTGCCGACGCTGCATCGGCAGCGCCTTCACTTCCGGTGGCAGTTGGTGTCGAGTCGGTGCCGTCATAAGTCCCCTGCGCAATGGGCGTGGGTTGAGGGTCAGGGAGTGCCACGCCGAGTTCCTTGGCCATGTCCTGCTCGGCCTTCCACTCGGTGAGGATTTCTTCGAGGTCATCGCCGCGCTCAGCGGCCAGGCGCGTGCGGGTGGTGAGGCGCAGCGCGAGCTCGCGCTCGCTGGCCTGCACGTCCTTGAGCGGATCCACCCACGCCCAGCCGCGCGGCTGCCACTTGTGGGCGATGTACTTGGTGATCGGGCCACTCAGCGAGAGCTGGCCCGCGGTGCGCGCCAACGGCAGCCAGTCGAGGAAGACGGGCTCATGCAGGCTCTCGGAGTACCACGCCTGCAGCGCCTGCCACGTGTCGCGCTCGGTGACCTTGCCCTCGCGTAGCGAGCTGTAGTTCGCCTGGCTGAGGTCGCCGGTCAGCGTCACCGCGGCCACGTCCAAACCGGCGGCGATGAAGTGCAGCATCGCGTTGACGAACGCGTGCACCTGCGCCGTCGGATGGTCCGGGTTCCACGCGCTGAACTTCTCGCCCGGGCCGAGTCGCTCGATGACGCCGGCGGCGGCTTCGATGAAGGGCGCTTCCTGATCCTCGTCGCCGGCGCTGTCGGGGTCCGGGCCGATCGCACCGTCGGCCGTGCTCTGCTCGATGAACCCCATCTTGGCCGACGCGGTGCGGGCCGCCACCACTTCGGCCTCGACGTAGCCGCCGAGGATCTGCACATTGCGCATCGCCGGGGCCATCCACGGAATGCCGCGGATCTGCCCGATGCGGAACGGCAGGAACAGATGGTCCATCTCGTCGGCGCTCACGCGCACGCGCTCGCGCACGATGCCCGTCTCGCCGTCGTCGATGTGCCGCGTCCACAGGTGGTAGGCCACCGGCGCCTGTGTCTCGCGGTCCATCTCGATGCCCATGCGGATCATCGTGCCGGCCGGCGTGCGCGCGACGTTGTAGTTCTCGTCGAGCAGGTCCGGGTCGATGAGCTGCAGGGCGAAGCCGTAGGCGTTGTTGGCGTAGCGAATGCGGCGCACGAGCGCCTCGCCGTCCATCGCCACGTGAATGAGCACGAGGCGCTCGACCTGCTGCCAGGTGAGCCGACGGTCGATCGTGCAGATGCCGCGGCGTCCCCACCCCTGCCACGCCTGCTCGATGCGGCCGTTGAGCGCACGATCGCGCTTGGCGCCCGTGAGGTTGGTGGCCTGCAGGCGGATGCCGTTCGGCCCGACGACGTTGCGGGTCAGCGCATTGATGAACTTCCGCGCGTGCGGGTTGTTGCGCACGAGGGCGCGCGACCGCGCGCGCAGGATGGGCAGCTCGTAGCGCATTTCCTGCACGGCCGACATGACATAGCTGTTCCAATCGGCGAGCAGGCGGTTCGACTCGGCGGCGTCATACGAACCGCGGATGCCGAGGCGCGAGCGGAGGAAGCGGCGCACGCTACTCACGGCCGAACCTCACGCGCATCGGCTGCGAGCGGCGGCCGGTGCGCCGCGTGTAGAGCTCCTGGCGCAGCGCGGCGCGCATCGTCCACAGCTCCATCACGGCGATCGACTTCACCGACTTGCCGGCGATGCTCCACTCCGCGACATCACCGCTGATCTTGTTGAAGAGCACCGCCTCGACGGCCTGCAGGGTGCGCTCGCACCATGCGCGGCGATCGTCGCCCGTCTTGGCCGTGAGCCCGGCGTCGATGACGGTGACCGTCTCGCGCAGGACCTCGTGACGTTCACCGCCCAGCTCCGCATAGGCGAGGAGCGAGTAGGTGCCGGCGGGGATCTCGGTGGCGGTGTGCGCCACCACGACCGTGAAGGCGGTGCCGGTGTTGGTGGCGTCAAAGCTGAGGACGGTCGGCCCGACGAGCTTGTACTTGAGAGCCCACCCATCCGCCGCCGGAAAGTCTACTGGAGACGGGTTCCACTTCCACGTCGTAGCGATGACGAGGGTAGTGGGTTCGGTGGTGGGAATCGTTGGGGCCACGCCGCTCCTGGGGACGCAAAAAAGCCGGTACAGCGATCAGGCGATCGCCATACCGGCCTCGAACCGGTGCGCTCAGTTGTTGCGCGGATTCCGCGCGGCGAGATGATACACGATTGCCGCGCTAGGGGCAATAGGAGTGTGCGCGCGCGCTTAGTAGCCGTGCACCCACTTCGAGCGATGCGGCCGCCGGCGCGGTTTCTTCTTCTTCGCCTCCGTCTCCTCGGCGGGTTCTGCCGGCTTCTCCTGGGCGGTCTCCGCGGCCGCGCGCGCCGCCGCGCCTCGTTCGGCGAGCGACTGCGCGCGCTGGCCAAGCGAGTCACGCACCGTCGCCCCGTAGATCATGAGCGCCGCCAATGCATAGCAGTAGAGATCGATCGCCTCGTTGCGCTTGCCTTCCACCTTCACGTAGCGCTTCACCGACCGCCCGCGCTCCTGGCTGATCTTCACCACTTCGCCGGCGAACTGATCGATCCACTCGTCAGGTGCTCCGGTCGCGAGGTTCATGTATCCGGGCCCGGCAACCTCAGTGGCGAGCCGCGCGAAAAGGATGTCTTTGAGCGCATCGGAGCCGAGCATCCAGACCGGCGCCTTGGCGCGCGACTTCTTGGCCGGCGGCCGCACCGGTGCGATGCCGGCGCCACCCATGCCCTTGATCGCCCAGAGGTGCAAGCCAAGCCGGCGCTTCACGAACGAATAGACGGCGTCGGTATGGTGACCGCCCGAGTCGATCGCGGCGCCGCTGATGCGCAGCTCGAGGCCGGACTCGTGCTTGAACTTCCGGCGCAGCACGAGCGCCACGCGGTCCCACGTGTTGCGCTGCGCCGGGTCGCCCCAGACGACCTCGTGCAGCAGATGCCATGACTCCTCACCCTCGCCCCATCCCCAGACGTCGATCTCAACACGATCGCCCTGCACGTCGCACGCCGCGGTAATGAGCCCGACGCCAGCCGGCGCCTCGGCGGGGAACGGTGCGCGCCGCGCCTTGAGCGCGCTGACGTTGGCGCCGAGCCCGTCTTCGTTGAAGGTCTCGGCGAGGATCGTATTCGCGAAGACGCGCAGTCGCTCGGGGCGGCCCTGCGCGGCAATCCAGATCTCAACGATCTCCGTCCAGCGAAGCCAGGGCGAGTAGAGCGCGTTGATGAAGAACCCCACCCGCTTCCGACCCGGATGCGTCGCCACCCACTTCCCGAGGGCCAGCATGCGCGGCTTGTCGCGCTCCTCGATGACGCAGCCGTTGTGCTCGCAGACATAGTGCACCGTCTCTGGCTTTCCCGACTCCCACCGGAGCATCTCGAACCGGAAGCGCAGCGGCTGGCCACAGTTCGGACACGGCATCTCGTAGTGCCGCTGATCGCTTTGTTCAAAGATCGCCTCGATCGTCGACGCCCCTTTGACGGTGGGCGTGGAGAACACAATGATCTTGCGGTTCCAGAACGTGTCGGTGCGGCGCTCGGCAAGCGTCAGCGGGTCGCCTTCCTTGCCAGCAGACTCCGTGTAGCGATCGACCTCATCAGCGAACAGGATGCGCTTGGGGCGAGACGCCAGGCCGGAGGGCGAGTTTGAGCCGACGATATCGATCTGCCCGCCCGGGAATTCCTTGTGCAGAATCGTGTCGCCCTTTTCGCGCCGGTTGCCGGGGCGCACGAGCGAGCGCAGCGCCGGTGAGTCGGCGAGCATCGGATCGAGGCGATCGGTGGACCACGCGCGCGCCATCGGGTCCTTGCTCGGTTGCAGCACGAGCAGTGGCGACGGATCCTGATGGATGTAGTAGCCGACGGCGTTGGTGCCCACTTCGGTGGCGCCCACCTGCGAGCTCTTCATCCAGCAGACATGACGGACACGCGGGTCGGAGATCGCGTCCATGATCCCCTTGAGGTACGGCGCGCGCGACGTGCGCCACCGCCCAGGCTCGGCGCTCGACTTCGGCGACAGCACGCGATAGCGATCGGACCATTCCGAGAGCGTGAGGCGCGGTGGCGGCTTGAGCGCCGTCCGTCGGTGGTGGCGTTCGCGGGCGAGCGCGGCGTGCGCGCCCTGCAGCTGCGTGATGGCTGCGCCGGTCAGGCGGCTGCCTCGTCCAGGGCGTGCGGTACGTCGTCGCCGGTGGCCAGCTCCTCGAGCGCTTCGTCGATGAGACGTTGGGCGAGCTCGAGCAGCTCCTCGCGTGCCTTCATCTCGCCTTCGCCGGCAAACTTGCCCGGCAGGTTGAGCAGGCGTGCGCGCACGCGGGCGAACGCGCCGCCCACCACCGTGTCATACTGCTCGAGCGTCATCAGCTCGCCGCGCAACTTGGCGAGCTCGAGTTCGGCCATCTCCGCGCGTGCCGTCTCGAGGCGATCGCGCGCGAGGCTCGCACCTTCACCGCCACCCGCCGGCCGGCCGCGCGCTTTCTCGCGGCGGATGAACCAGTGCATCGTCTCCGGCCAGCGCCAGCCGTGGTGATCGCAGGGCGCGCCCTCTTCGCGCGCCATGTACGAGACGAGGTTCTTGGAGACGCCGAGCCGTTGCACGACCTCGGCGGCCGAGACGTAGCCGTCAGGCGGGCGGCGTGTGCGCTTCGGCTCCGCGGATTTCTTCGCGGGGCGCGCGCGTTTGCGCTTGGAGGAGGCCACGCCGCTGCGCCCTACCGCACATCACCGGAAACTGCCGTAGTGGCCGAAGTTCCCATTTACGTGAGCTCTGGTGTATACGCGATGACCGGGGTCGCCGACACC